CAATTAATAGGCATACCACCTCTTGATTGTAACATTACTTTGTTTTTTACAATACCTTTTACAATTACATCTTGATGTGCTCCAATTGGAGTTAAGTTTACCGTAATTGTTGAAGGGTCAACAAGTTCTCTCCAGTAATCAGGAAGAACAATTTCTTTTGTATTTGTAACTCTTCCTCGATAATATACATCTGCAGTAGGACCTTCTGGAGCAACATGTCTCAATCTCCACCCATCTTTTGTTGGGTGATTAATATCAAAATCTTTCTTTGCTGCTAAGAAGTTTCCAGAATAATCATGAACGATACTTCCAGATAATCCTCCTCCACATTGAATTCTAAAGTTTACATCAAGATTCCCCATGACTGCTTGATTAGCAGAAACACAAAGTGAGTATGGATTGCTTAAACCTAAAGGTAATGCACCAGGCACAAGACTGAGTGGTGCATCTGGATTTGAATTAGGTCCAACCATCAAGGTAGCATATGGAACTGGAAAATGAAGACCTTCGCCAATTACACATGGACCTTGAATATGAGAAGATCCATTAACTCTAGCGTTTCCTTCTCCAACAGCAGGAGATATTCCATTACCAACTTTAAGTTGTCCGCCAACCCTTAAGTCATCAAATTGAAAAGACATTTCTTATTCCTATGTATTGTTGTATTTCTTTTGAGTTCTCTGGAGACTATTCCAGGTATCTTTTACCGCACATGCATCGGTCACTCCCTTACACATACCTCCATAAATTGTAAGAACGCCACTAGCAATAACTTCAGCAGATCCTGAAGTCATTAATCTATAAGTTGAGTTAGCTTTTACAAGGAAATCCTGTGCCTCACATACTATATTTTGTGATGCATTCAGACGAATGTTTCCTTTGCCCGTGCCCTCACCTACTGCAACTAATTCAATGTCAGTTCCCTGCATTCTAATTTTACCATTAGTTGCCGTAATAAGAATATTACCATTTTCTGCGTGAATTGCCAAGGAGTCTTGTGCCTCTTTATTATCATACCCACAACTCAATGAAATATTACCAGGAGCAGTCATTTGTGTCCACCCCTTTCTATTACCACTTCTATCAAGTGTTATAGAATGCCGACCATCATGTGCCTGTAAGAGCACTGATGATGTTACATTCGCAGTTTCATGAATATGCCCAAATGATATACTACCATGATCATTTCCATAATAAAGAGCTGTATAATTTTGCTCCGCATTTGTTGGTTGTCCACCTCCGCCAGTATACCTATTGGGTTGTGAATGTTGATTAGTTGGCATTTTATTCTATATCTTGAAGAGTTCCGGGAATGTTAAGTCTAGGATCATTGGATCTGATGTCCGTGCCTTGCCTTAGGATTGCAGAAGGTGGAGTAGTAACCTCAGAGTCGATGCTCTCCTGTAAGGTATCATATACTCTTACTAATTCACCAGCAGTTTCATACACACCAGCATAAAGAGCTCCATCTCTGATAAATGTCTGACCAAAATACGCCCTCCCATCTATGTATCCGGTCTGTTTCAATCCAACCAAATCAGTAACTTGAATGAGTGTTTGTTCATCAACACCAATTGGATCTCTAACAACTCTGAATTTAGGTCTCAGAACTGCATTGATTCCTGTATCAGATATGATTCTAACCGTAGGAATAGAAGTGAATCCTCTTCCAGGATTTTCAATATCAACTCCAATAATTCTTCCGAATGGACCAGTTCTAATTCTACCTCTAAATCCACCAAATTGTCCTGGACCAACTAAACCACCACGACCAGGAACACCATCAGGACTACCAGGAGTGACTGGGCGTCCACTATCATCATTAGGATCTGTAATAAGAGATGTGGTTGGATCAGGAAGTGTACCAGTTCCACCACCTCCGGTAGACGGTGTTCCATCCTGATTAGGATCATATGTTTCTCCATCACCATCAGAGGTTCGATCAGGAGGAGGTAAAGTTCCAGTGCCTCCACCATCACCATCACCGGGGTCAAATATTCCTGGAGTATTTGGAGAATCATCGAAGAATCCCCCTGCAGGAACTAGTGGACCAGATGAACCATCTGAGGGATCACCCGTGCCTGGATCATCAAACCCACCAATCAATCCTGGAGAAGGTAGTGGATCAAATGGTTCAAAATCGCCAGGTATGATTACTATTGGATCGGTTGGTTTATATTCAATTCCTGGATTAACAACTTCAATTTCATCTAGTTCAAGAAGAACTGGGTATCCGGGACCAACGACAGGAGTATATCCAACACCAGGATTGACAATAACAACATCAGTAACAATTCCAACACCACTTGTGTCTTGAGGACAAGGTGGTGGAATCAGCATCGCAGATACGCCGACAGGATTTTGTCTCCATGACCTAGGGTCATCAATTTTTTTCGGTTCTGGAGCAAAAATTTGGAGCCCAACATAAACTGGATTTAGGTTGAAGTTAGTTCCTGGTATATTAGCATTTTCCAATATGACTTTTATATCATAAGTTCCGGATTTTATTCTCCTTTTCTTAGTCTTAACAACACCAATGGATGATGTTTGAATTGCCTTTGTATATTTTGAATCCCTTTGCTTTGAGCGTTTTATAAAAACTTGTACAACATCATCACATATAGTTTTAAATTTATAATTTCCATCAAATTCAAATTCAATATTTTCCCATTCAAATTCCCATGTTCTACCTTGAAGTTCAAACTTTTCAAGTCTACCGCCCGAAAGGAAAGGTGTTATGAGCTTACCCATTTTAGTTTCTCTGGAAGCTTTTGTATAACTGGCAATAGTAGGTCCAGTATAACTTACTCCCTTTAACTTTCTAACAGGTTTAGCTGTTTTGAACTTTGGATCATAAACAAACTTTCTGACCTTTACATAACTATCTCCACCATTTTCTGATCCTTTACCAGGTGCTTGACCACCGGGACCAACAACAACCTCTAATGTAGCACCTGCAGGCAATCTCACAGTATCTCTTGCATATGCACCACCAGAACCACCACCACCAGACACAACCTTTCTCTTTGCGATAAGTTTGCGTGTTGAGTCCCCTAAAATTGTTCTGTCGGTATATGTTCCAATAACTTCTTCAATTTCTTTACGTCTGCCTCTATCTGAATTACCAGATCCACCACCACCAATACAATACATTCTAACCATAGTAAAATTCAGATCTCCAGGTTCTGATTGTGGAACTTGTATTTCATATTTTCCTGGTTTTGTATAAGTCACAGATCTACCAGTAGATCCCCAAATAATTTTTACACCACCATCACCGCCATCACCAGCAACAGCTCCGTTACGGCTACCGCCGCCTCCACCGCCACCATATGCACCTTGTCCTCCAGAGTTTGAATCACTACGGATTTCATCTTCATCACCACGTTGTTTTCCCTCAAAGTCAGCACCATAACCACCATCAATAGTTCCACCTTTTCCAGATTTTGCAGTTTTTCCTCCTTTTAATCCGGCACCACCACCGTTAGCTCCACCACCTTCTTGTTCATCAGATGATCCTGGACCACCTTTACCTGAAAGTTTTCTATCACCAACAATTACTCTACCAACCTTTTTTTGCTTTTTACTTGATAATCCACCATAACCACCACCTGCATGACAGATAACTTCTTGTTTGACTGTTTCTGTTCTTAATTTTTTTGTATCAACAATCCAGTCTTGAGTATCAAAGATTTTCTTATCAACAATTTTGAAATGATCTTTTGTTTCATTTTCAACTTCAATCTTAATTGTTTGCTTTCCCTCTCTTAGCTTAACTTTTCGCAAGTCAGGTTCTATTTTCTTAAATCCATCAAGACTAAATCGTTGTCCTCCAATAGATATATGACCTCTATTATCAGATGTTCCTTTTATCCCATAAAATCCATCATAAGGAATGTCTACAGTCCATGATTTCTCCCAGTTATTTACGCCATTAGGAGTTGCACTACCTTTATTGGCTCTTGGTTTAATTGGAGATACAGCATATCTATTCATAAAAGGAGACCATCTCCTATCAAAGACAGGAGTCCATCTATCGTCGCTGCTACCTTTATTATACCTAGATGTCCATAGAGGGTTATTTGGGCATCTACCTCTCGGTGCGGGAGGATCTTCTCTTGGTACTGGTGGTCTAGGTGCATCAATAGTTAATGCAATACCGAATGGATTTTGATTCCACGATAGATCAGTTAGAACCCCTCTCTCAATAGCACGCAACTTAATATCAATTGCAACTCCCATTGGATTACCAGCAGTCAGTGATTTGCCTGGTAACTGAGTAAGTTCTACTCTAATTCTATACTTTCCTTTCTTAAAGAATTTTGTTACATCCTGATAGTTATTTTTCCTTCTTAATTCTAAAACACTATTAGTTTCACTGATTGTTTCATCACCACCTCTTAAAACATCTTTTAGACCATTACCAATAGCCTTTTTACCCTTCCCACTTGAGTTACCAATAAAAAGTTTTGCACTATCATCTGCTTGCATAGCAATACTATAATTTCCATCCTCAGGAAAATCAATGCTTTCCCAGCGAATGATATGAGTTCCTTCATATGCATCGGAAGAAACTTGCGTTTTATTTGAGCTATTGTCTTTTAGTAACCTTACGCTATCAATTTCAAGTTCTGCATTGTTATCATAACCATTATCAATATTATCATCAAATCCGATTGAGGTATCATCGATTTTCTTATACCCACTACTTCCACTACCACCTATTTGCGTAACTCTATATTTTCTACCCGCAGTAAATTCGCCACTACCAAACTTGGTATCTTTTTCTCTCCATTCACCACTTAAATATGTCCCATTATCTCCTATTCTTCCTCTCTTAATACTAACTTCACCGTTATCACTATCAATACGTACTTCTTTCAATGCTAAACCAGAACTATCTGGATCATCATCAATGTCTAATTTAAAATTAACTTTTACTCTACCAGTTCCATCAACCTTCAAGAAAATTTTACTATTTTCTTTTACAAACTTTACTGATGGTCTTGTTGCTTCAATAGCTTGAACTCTTCCAGGATCGAAAGGTGTAACACCAGATTTATTAAGGAATGAAAAGTTAGTAGAGTTTGACTTAACTATTGGATTCATCTTCCAAAGTTGACGGTCAGCTTTTTTTCTATATTCGTAAGTGTTGAAAATGTTTCTTTGTGAGTTGGATTTTCTTGTTTCTTTAGTTCCACCAATACTAATCGTCCTACTTACATCACCCTTCTGTCCAGATCTTGACCAATTTGTTCCATTAATTTCTACACCAGAAAGAGCGGTTCCTGCATTACCTGGATCATCATTCCAACTCAACTTCAAGTTAGCCTGTCCTTGACCTACTAATTTTCTACCATCTGAAGAAAATTTAACCTTACCACTTCTTATTTCAAATTTAGCATTGGTATCTCCACCATCACCATCTACAAACTCTATTACTTTTCTATTACTAGAAACATTAAGGTTTCTATTTCTAGGATGTAATTTTATGTAATTAATATTAACTTCGCTATCAACTATAACTGTTTCTGTTGTCCTTCCTATTCTTTTTCTTGGTTCTTTTATAGAATCTTGTTCGTTTTCTAACTGTAAAATTATGTTGTATATGCCCTCTTCAATTGTTTTTGTAATCTTTGTTGGGGTTTTCTTATTCTTAACTCTACCTTTTATCTTCTCCAGTTCCATTTCAAGAACTTCGCCCTTTTGTGGACTTGATAACCTCATAGTGGAGTATGTATCTGCAATACCCTTAAAGGTATAATTGCCAGTATATGGGAAATATTCCTGCCAAGTTATTGTAAACTGTTCTCCCTGTCGATCCGTTCCAGGAATGTCTGATGGGGGTTGAGGAGAAACTGCATAAGTATTCATAAAAGTATCATCAATCACAACCCTGGGTTCTTTCTTAACAGAGTCTCTAAAATTAAGTCTATATTCTAAGTCATAAGTGTTTCTTCTACTTACACCGGATTTTTTCTTAGGATTCTCGTCTTTTACGGTCGATTTATTAGTTGCTATGAATCTACCGCGAGTACAGTTTATCTGTATATCATCGTTATCATTTGCAGATGCAACATAATCTGCAAAAATTACTGTTCCTATTGATCTTTTCTTTACACGACCAGTTTTTTGATTAACAAGACCCTTTTCTTGATTATTAATACCATCTCTATTCGTAGAACTTCCATCAGAGGTCCTAATTAAACCCTGTTCAATTCCTCTATCAAAGTTTTTAACTTTTTTTCTTGCAGAAGATTCTACTTTATATGTTGTATTAGCCTTTACTTTCTTAATAACCTTTTTATTTCTTCCACTAACGCCAGAAGCCAGACCTTTTATCTTAAAAGTATGATCCCCGTCTACTTCAGTAAAAGTAAACATTAAATCTCTATTTCTCTTAGACCCCTGAGAATATATGTCAAATTCAACTTCAACTAACCCAGTATTCTTCTCTGGTTTGATAATATCGCCACCCCAGTAAGGATGTTCAACTGCATGAAGAATTCTACTGTATCTTGTTACTGATGCAACCTCAATTGGTCTAAACTCTCTACTGGACCACCATGGTGCAGGAAGTCTTTTTAAAAAATCTTGATACTTAAGAACTTCAAAACGTATGGGGTCTCTTGTTATGTTGATATAATCATCTGGATTCCATGCTCCAAGCTCCTCTCCATTTACACCATATCGTACTCCCCAATCAGTATTATCAAAATTAGGAGATAATGAAAAATCTAATTTTTCAAATTCATTTTCATCTGTAAAAGTTTCTATCTCAGTTCTAATAACTTCTCCTATTAGAGAATTTGCTGTTGCACCTAAACCTTTTTTCGTTGAATCTACAAAATTAACCAATGGTGCATATTGATATCCATATCCATGATGAATAATATCAACAGCAAGTATAGAACCGTCTCTTCCAACGACTACGTTCCCTTGTGCTCCTACTCCTCCGCCACCAAGAAACTGAACATTAATGTCTTGTAACTTTGGAGGATTATTTTTATTAAACTGAATACCTTGACAATTTCTTCCTGGAATAGAATTAGGTACTACATCACTAACCTGTAACTGATTAACTTCATTGATATTATAATATTCTACCTTATCTCTGTTAGTGACAATAAATTGAGCACCAGGATTTAACTCAGCATACTTATTTGCATCATAGATGGTAATATTGTCGACGAACCCAACGTCAGGATGAATATATCCCACACGAATGTCTTTTCTTTGAGTATTACCAAAAATGTTTAGAGACATATTTTCTGCAAAAACTTATATGCTTTCTTAAGTACTATTATTTATCGCACTGGACGTACATCTGCTCTAGGAGGATCTCTATGATTAACTTTTTCTTGATCCTTCCTTGGTTTGGCGAATGGTTTAACTTTCGACCTATTAGATTTGGATTCCTTCGTTGCTACAGCGTCATTAACAGATTTTGAACTTGGTAACTGTGCCTCTGTCTGACCACCACTACCTTCACATAAGGTATAAAAATCAGAAGCAGATACGTTCAAATTAGCAGAACAACCAAAAACATTAATATTCAACATGTCAAAATCAAGAGCAGCAGTAATGCTTCCTTGAATATCTGGAATTTGATCCATAACTCCACTAAGATCTTTGGTAAGACCTGCAATTGATTTCTGAATTTCTGAAGTAAAATTACCAATATTTTCTAATAAAATTTCATTTGCCTCCTGAATATCATCCTTTCTCTCTGCAATTGCATTTACTACAAGATCTTCAGCATAACAAACTGGAACATTAGGAAATGTCTGAAATTCCTCTCTATTTTTAATAGATTGTTTAGCACTTTTTGTTAATCCTTTAATATCAAGAGCATCCATTATTCCACCAAGAATTAACTCAGTTAATTGATCAGATATCTTTCCATACAAACAGGATATCAATTGTGTGGTTTGTTCTTTCATATCGGCAACTAAATGCCTAAACGTAGATGGAGTTGAGGATACAAGAACAGATAATCCCTGATTAAGAATTTTGTTAACATATCCAATCAATTTATCAAAAATAATTTTCATGTACTTGGATATTTTTTTAGCTCCTTGTGAGATGAGATTTTTAAGTGCTTCTTCTGTATTTTCTATTATAGAAACACTCTCAATGTAACTTTGAAAGGACTGAATATACTTATCAATTCTTGTAACCAAATTATCAATTTCAGTTTGTATCGCCTTGATAGCAGACTCTACAGGTTTATCAGGTTTCATCAATGCAATTTTATTGCAGTATAAATCCTGTCTTTTAACATCTGCTGCAGATAATTGATGTACACCATCTGCATTCTCTATTGCTGCTCCAGATTGTGGACTGCTTAATGGAGATCGCTCAGACTGCTTTTGTCTTTCAAGAGATTTTTTTACTTTTTCTGCTACAAATGCTTCTCTTTTTTCTCTCGTTAATACTCTCTTGTCTGCAGTTGCTTCTGCATCACTAATATATCCACGTATAGTGTCATTATATGGTATATTAGTAGGTAATCCAAACTTATCGACAGCTGTACCAGGAGAGGGTTGTGCAAGATATGACGATTGCCCTGCTTTGCTAGTTCTTAATTTATTATCCGGAAGAACTTCTCTAGTTTTTTCTGTCTTTGGAACTGCTCCTCTAGCAATACCACTTCTTGCAATTATTCCTGGTGTGGCGTCGGTAACTTTATTATCACCAATTGTTGAAGAAAGTGGTGTTTGAGAATTATTTCCCAACACTCCCATGATAACTGGAACCTGTTGATCTTTCTCATCTAAGAAAAATCCAAACACCATGTTACCTTGACGAAGATTGGGTGTCTGTGAAGCAGCTGCCTGACCACCACCAGCAGTAACAGGATACATTATGTTTGCCCAAGGCAAATCTTGAGAGGGAATATTTACCTCCCCCATATCATGTAGACCAATAATTCTGACTTTATATCTTCTACCCCAACCCTTTACTGAGTTTGGATCATCATATTTTCCAGGAATTATATTATCCCGCCAAGTTGAATCGTCGGCAATTTGCCCAACCCACCAATTAAAGTTGGATCCTAAAAACCCTGGATTAAAAGTTGCTGCTCCTTCCATCAATCCTCGTAAATTCTACATTCATCTGTTTCTGGATTCTCATCACAATACATTTCAAGTGGGGTAGGATCGTGATTTTCATCAGGATGATTTGCCTGATAGTGTTCTAGATGATGCAACTCGTCCTCTGTATGACGGCGCATCTGTGGAGATAGTGTTGGATTGTCCAACAAATCTTTATCATCGTTGATGTGTTGTTGGATAGTTTTATTTGACATTTTAATTTATGCGGATGGTGAACCTTTTCTTCCAAAAGAGTCTCTTATCAAATTTAATTTAGTATAAGTTCCCTCTGGAGATAAGTAATGACATAATTCCGATATAATATATAGACCCCCAGATTGTTTATTTACTGGATCGTCTGATTTTTCACTATGACCGGGAGAGTCAACATAAACCATATCCCCTGCTCTGAGTTCAAAATCACCAGAAATGGTAACTGATACTTGAGAGGTGAATAATTGGTTATACCTCATTATAGACTGATTTAGAATCTTTGTATACTCAAAGTTTTGTTCTTTAGATTGTTTGAGTTGCTCTTCAGTATCTCCTTGAGGTAAAGTGCCTGTGTCTTCTATAAAATATGTTGTTCGTGAAAAATCTTTTGATTCACCAGCACGTCTAAATTCTGGATTTTGAATTGGTTGGTTCTGACCACTGTGTACATATGAGGAATCAAATTCTTCTGCAGTATAGGACTTAACTTCATAATAGCAAGTAAATGGATTAAATAAAACAGTTTTTGTACTATACGCTCCAACATTATATTTTTGTTTCATGTTTGAAAGATTATTCTTTGAAAACGTAAGTGCCTTTGTGGTATATTGCCTGGGCATGTCCTTTCCAAATTCATCAGGAGTTTCTGTAAATACAATTGACCGTTTTTTGGGGTTTTTATTTTTATCCAATAAAGAATCAATAGATTTAAATTTATAACCATCATAAGTTTCCCAAAAGAAAAATCCTGCAGTTTTTTCTAATGCAACATCTTCTCCTGCTTCAATAGGAACACCTTTTTTGGATAACCAATTTATCGTGTAAAGTGGTTTTTTTAAATTTCCGATAAAATTGTAATTATTAACAGTATCTTCTATATCAACATTTTTATCAGACCCTAAGAATTCTTCTGATGTAAGTAAAGTCGTAATGTTATCTGATATTTTACCTGTAAACTTTTTAGATAACCTTACTTTGTTATTGATAAAATATTCTTTCGATCTTAAGTCAAGGTTTATAATTTGAGCTCGACCATCTTCACTCACTGGGGTAACGCTGTTTACAAACAAGAATAGATTTTGACCAATACTCTTTCCATTATTGTCTTCTATAAAAAATGCTACCTTCTCAGTTCCCGTGATAGGTAAACCATCCAATACGGTTTCATCTTTTACTACACCACCAGTATCAACAAATGTTACAGAGGCAGAAACAGTATCGCTCAGTATACTTTCAAAATACTTGAACTCAACAATACCACCAGATATATCCGCACTGTTGCCTCCACCGTTTGAGGAAACATTTACACGTACTGAACCTGGAACTGCTTTTTGCGATGTACCTTGAGACATTTTATTATACTTTATTATATTTAACCACAATAATCAAGAGTTTCACTGAACCCTCCACCAACAGGAACAAACACTTTTTTTGTAACAACTTTTTCTTGTTGAGGTTCTACCATTTTTAATAACTTAGTTCTATTTACTATGACTGTTTCTCCTCCTCTTGGATCATTATAAGAGGTATACTCCTCCAACAATCTTGCTGCTTTATCACCCTCTGCTCTATTGAGAAGATCTAAGAATCCAGGAGCAGATTTCTCAATAGACTTGTAAGAGTCTGCATCAAGAACAAATTCTTTTCCTTGCTCACCAAGCATTGCAATGTGTGGTTTGCCCATTGTCTCACCACCAATTGCTAATCTTGCCTTAATCATACTACGAATTTTAGGACCACCTTCACCCATCTTACCACCTGGTGAGAGTTGATCTAAATCCCAACGTTCTCCACTTCCACCCCATGTCTTAGGACCATAATTGTATGGTTTCTCCCTAAGGGTAGGTAAGTATCCATCCTTTCCAGAAGCTGCCTCACCGTGCGTCATCACCTTACTAAGGTTAATATCTGATTTTGTCCAACCCCATTTTTTTGCAATTCTAGCAGATTCCTTCGCTAGTGCCTCTAGTTGAACTTTTTTAGGCCAATCTGTATATTTACCAGAACCTTTCGGAACCTCTCTCATTGCAGCAACTGCTAAACCAACAGAATTACTATTACGCCCTTCAGTGTGCTCACCTGACTTATTGTAGTTTAACTTCGGTAATATAGAACCATCACCACGAACAATAGAATGATATCCCCCACTAGTGCTATCGTATCCACCAGCAGTCCAGTGTAGATATAACTTTTTACCCGTTCCTGATTGAATATCTTCCTGTAACGCAACTTGTGGTTTAGACTCTGCAATAGTACCACCAACAACCAACATACCCTCATTACCTGCTGTGTTGAAGAAATGATTTCCGTGTTTAGTTACATTGACTTGTTGTGATGCATCTCTGAATGCACTACCAGTTCTAAATCCAGTTGCAGCAAGCATCTTAACGATAGTGCTCTCATCATACCCTTCACCCTTGAGCATACCTTTCAACTTATTTACATCTTGTGCTGTCTTAATTGCTTCAAGAGCCTGCGCCATCTGTGCATCTGTTTTAGGTTTATTGAGACTTCCATCACTGACGGGTTGATACTGATTACTGCCATATATCACGCCAGTGATACTAGAATCATTCGCCATAAATGTCCCTTTCCCTACCTTACCTGATTGTATCAGACCAGCACGGTTCAATACACTTCTAGCAACCAAAGCCATACCTAAACCACCCTCACCTCCAGATTCTGCAGCAACCAATTTCTGGAATAACTCTAATTCTCCAGAAGATACTGTAGCAGATTGAAGACCTCCTCCTCCTGAATAAGAGTCCCCTTCATCCTCAGATTCTGGTTGTTCTAATCCTAAACCAACGTTTAGGAACTTCTTCAACATATCTACAGGACCTAAAGATTTCTTCTTCTTTTTCTTCTTTTCCTTCGACTTATCTTCTTCTTTCTGAACTGTGGTTGCAACCTCAGATTGAATAACTTCTCTTTCTACTTGTTTTTTGAAGGATTTTGTTACCCAATCAGTAACATCTGCTTCTCCTCCAGCAACTCCCTCAACCAAACCGCCTTCCTTGAATCCTTTGATAACACTTCCTTTTAAATCCCCTGCAAGCAATCCTTCGAGGAACAAATTATTGATACCTATACCAACACTTCTGAAATCTCTATCATCTAAATCTTGTCCCAAAAGTAATTTGCTAGTGCTAGCAAGAATTGGACCAAAATAATCAACCTCTGTAAATTTCTTAGTTGCTTCTCCAATAGATTTTAACGTCTTATTCTCAACAACACTCAAATCAATTTTTACTTCTGGTTCACTTATTTGCCCTTGTACTAAATTAATATTGGAAGATTCTTTAGATTTAGTTTTCTTTGCCCTTACAACTCCACCTTCTGATCTACCTTGCGTTTTTGATTTTGGTTTTTTATCTTTGAAGATAGCATCATATAATAATTCACCAAGTGCTGAACCACCTTGACTACCAACCCACATACCAACACCAGTTCCAATAGGTCCACCAATCAGAGTTCCTAATGCACCACCAGCCCAAGTTCCAAGACCAGCACCCACACCTTTGAATGCTGCTTTACCTATTGGGTCACCAGATATCCAAGAAAGAATAAACTCTATGATACCACCAATCAGTGGAACATTTCTTACAATTGGTTTAAGAACACCTGCTGCAAACTTGACGGTTTTTGCTGCTCCTCTACCACCAAGAGTTTTGACCAGAGCAGATCTACCAAGATTGGTAACCTGAGAACGACCAAATCTACCACCTAAACTGCTTACAGCATCCTTACCAAATCTCTGAATAGCAGCATCCCTACCATATCTAGAAGCATATCTTCTTGCTGCAGTTGTTGTTGTGCCACCCCTAGTAACTCTTCCTGCCTGTCCACGCAGACCCTGTATACCTGTTCTTTTACCCCCACCAAGACCGCCACCACCACCACCAGGACCAACACCTGCCATCGCAGCAATAAGTGCTACGTTAAGGACTTTGTTTAATACTCCAGAAAATTCGTCAAACTTTTTAGCAGCTTCTTCACCGCCAAGATTTTCGACAAATCCTCTAGTTGCATCATATGCCTTATATCCAAAATCAACAAATGATACTAATCCATTTAGTATCTTTCCACCAACATTAAGTATAAATTCACCAACTCTGGCAATAGTTTTAACAATTGGAAGTAATAACGGAGCATACTCTAATAATCTTACCGCAAAATATCCTATAATTATATTTTTAAAGAAATCAAATATTCTACCAAAGAAACTTTTTCCTGGAAGAGAAGGCATTAAGTCCTTTTCCTTCTTCTTCTTTGGTTTTGTCTCCATCGTATCTTCTCTTTTCGCCCTTTTCTCCTTCTGTTCTGTTTTCTTCTCATCACTTATCTTCTTCTTTTCAGATGCAAGAGTATCTTTTAAAATATCTTCAACACCAATAAGTTTTTTCTTTATTACAACTAACTTCCCACCACTCTCCATACCAGTAGATACATTAGGTTGTTTTGTAGCAAGAGCTAATGTAGTTGACTTTGGTTTTACTATAGCACTTGATGCTATACCTTTTGATGAGGGTAGTAGTTTTTGAATATCCATTAGTAATTAATGATTCCTAATGTATTTGCTTTAGTTCTATCTGCCGAAGAGGCACTAAAACTAGGAACTGATGTAGTTACTGGTGCTTGAGTTGTTACAGAATTTGTTTCAGAACCTGCATTAATAACAGTTAATTTAGGTTGTGACCTAGTCATTGGTGTAATTGGAACAGGTTTAACATTTTTAGTTCCCATCTTCATCTTGGATACCTGTCCACCGCTATTATATGCACCCACCACTTTTGGTTTGTTGGCGTTTGGACCACCAAACTCCTTATTCATATCTAATAAGTTTTCTAAACCAACTCCACGAACAGTTGGTTTATTTACAACAAATTCGCCATCAGTCAACATTGCAGGTACTTTATCAATACCTCCAGGTCCATCTACTTCACCACCTTTATTATATGCAACGTGAACATGGTCACCATGTCCGGCAGGGTCAATTATTGTTGTTCCTTGAAATCTAGCACCAGTGATCAATTCTACTGGTTTAACACTATTCTCTCTGTTAAATTGGTTTATAACTTTTACAATCTTTCCTTGTTCGTTTGTATATGCACCAATATCAAGTGCTCTACCAGAATCGTGGTAAGAACCATTTGCATGTTTGCCTCTTACACCACCAAAATCTGGGTGTTCTGTAATTTTTAGGTAATCACCATATCCATCAGATGATTTTGCAGCAGACATCAAGTTACTTTCAATATATTTACCAAGATTACCAGCAATCTTACTACCTTGACTACCATATCCTGAACTTGGACTTGAAAGTCTTCCTTCTTCTTCCTGTGTGCGTCCCGTAATTACATTATTAAGACTATTTTCCTTTTGCTGGTCACCTCTACCATACATAGACGCCAGACCCGTTGAGAGAAAAGCCTTTATAATATCTAATGCACTCTTTGGTTTTGCTGTTTCTGTTTGTCCTTGATTTTGTGGTGTGCTAGCAATAGTATATTGATTTATGGTGTCTGTAGAAATACGGGATTCGTCAGATGTAGGTAACACAGTCTTGTCATCACCTATATTAGGCATGGCAAGTTGTGCTGCTGCCGCCGCAGATAACTCTTCACCCTTTTTACCACTAACACCTCTGTCCTTGAATGCTGTTTTAGTAGTTTGGAATGATTGATTATAATCATATCCAACCATTGCATGTGGACTTACTGAAAGATTTTTACCACCCTTTATCCAAGCATTTACTTTATCTCGTTCAGGTTTCATTTCTTTTGAAACAGCTGAACTTCTGGTGGTAAATTTCGCTCTGTCTTTCAACTCACTCTCAATTACACCTTTGGTATTAGCAGAACCAACTACCTTTTGGAACTCATCTGAACCAGGTTTGACTCCCGTAAGATCAGGAGTGAATCCATTGAATAGATTACCATCCTTTACAACCTTATTAACCTGTCGAACTTCTATACTTCCGTCATCATTCTGTGCATATCTAACGAAGAAACTCTTACCAGTCTGACCTGGGTTTTCAATTCTTTTACTGTTGTATATATTAGGACCTTCAAAATAGTTATCAGGGTTGAACTCCATTTTCTCAATTGGAGTGGCCTCACCACCAGTATTCATTTTCATTACCATTGAACCTAATGGTTCACTCAAAGCATGTTCATGACCATCCTTTCTTTCTGGTAGTTCTCCAATCAATCCACCACCAGAAGCATATGCAATATTATTCAACATTCTAGGCATGTTGTTACCACCACCAGCGGCATTCATTGATTCTAATGTATCAAGACCATATTTTTGAACGGCACCTTTGCTCATTACAAACTCACCATCTGTGAGCATTGCAGGTACTTTATCAATACCTCCAGGTCCATCTACTTCACCACCACCCCCAAACGCCATACCCATACCGCGTTGAAGAATTTGCTCTTGCATCAACTGCGAAGCACCAGGCATCTGGCCTTCTTCTCTGGTCTCCTTTGGTGTTACAACAGCATCATCGTCGACTGCATCTAATTCTGATCTTCTTTTTTCATTTTGCTGTGATGCAATGTATGCACCACCAGCAGCAAGTGCTCCTCCAGCAACCAATGCTGCTGTTACTGGATTTGCTTTGACTAGTGTTAAGAGTTTTGGTAGAACTACCTTTAATAATTTTGCAGTTGACTTAATAAGAATACTTGTAATTGTTCTAACAAACTTACCAAAATTTGTACCAAATAATACATAGGCACCAAGTAGTGTTGGCCACCAATCCTTAAAGAATCTAATGATTGATTTAATTTTATCTTGATTTTCTGGGTTACCCATCCAATCAAGAATCCCCATCAATGCTCTACCAAGAAGCACCGTTTTAATAAAATTCAATATTTTATCAAGAAAACTTTTTGCAGGAGCAAGTGCTTTCTTTGCTAGTTTTGCTAATGGAGCAAACCTTGACTCCATTTTATCTTCACGCTTCCCTCTTCGTCCTTTTTCTGCTAATCTTCTCTTTCTTTCTTCTTCTTTCTTATCTAAATCAAACTGTTTTCTTAATACACCTAGGATATCATCAATCTTGTCTCCAACTTCATCAAGATTTTCTTCACCCTCAGGTTTTTCTGGTTTTAAATTATCAGCAGTTATTCTATCTTTCTTTACTACAATGGGTGCGTTGGATACAGTCGTAATCTCACCACCTGCAACCTCTTCATTAGAATTTTTCTTTTCTAAAATTTTACCAATGAATTTTTCAAAATCCATTGAATTATTTCTTGACTTAAAACCTTCCTTTCTCTCTTCAGGAGAAAGTTGTTCGCCATCAATAGTTCCCTCTTGTACTAACTCTTCGCGATATTTTGCATACCTATCCTCACCAAAAAACTTAGCAGCAACAATAGCAGATGATTTTATTGTGGTTACCTTCGGTTCTTGAATAGATCCTAGAATGTCATCAAGTCCTTCTGGAATATCTTCTTCATCATCATCATCGCCAACCATATCTCTTGCCATCTCATGCAAGACGGTATCATTGCGACCCTGAATGAGTTTACTATCAACATCAGAAGTCTCTTTAGCATCTAAAGAATTATAATACTTCGATAATATAACAATTTGATCGTCAGAAAGCTTGGCGACAAGATCTTCTCCCAGCATTTTGCTGTAAGATTTTCTTACCTGTACCTTACTTCTTCTAGCCATTTTTTCTTGCTTGCTGCTTTAATCTTTCATCTTCAAGATGTGATTGTAATAAACCAACATAAACATCCCTTTCCCATGGAATCAGGTTCTCAATCTCAGTTAATGAATATTTATGGTACTGCATGAGAGCAAAATTGAGACGATAATAATTCTCCAGATCCATGTGGATTAGGGCTATGCGAAAAAACTTGCAAGTCCCTCCAGAACGACATCGCTCTCAACTTTAGTCTTAGGATTTTTAACTTTGACTGTATGAGATAACTTAGGCATAGTTTCAAAGAATTTCTCAATATCTTTGAACTGAGTAGAATTCATAGATTCAACGAATTCCTTAATCTCTTTCTTTGTGCAATCAGCAGCTGCCCACACTTCTTCCTCAGTATATACCTTATCAATACACGATGCAATCAAATCAAATGATTGGTCCATTGCATTCTTATCGCTAAAGTCAAAGTTATTAGAAATAAATTGCTCAAGAGATGGATACTTCATCTCCATCATGATTGTTGGATCAATCTTGATTTGATTGGTATGCTCTTCATTTTTATGAATTTTAATATCATCAAGATCAATTTCAACTTTTACTTGTGTTTTACGATCATCTGGACAAATGATATTTACTTCAATTTCTTCACCAACAGATTTACCTCTAATATTGAGGAAGAGATACTCAATATCAAACGTAGGCAATTGTTCTACCTTAATTCCTTTGGTAAGGATACAGTTTTGAATAACCGATTTTACTGCAGTGGTTATCTGCTTATTGTCTTCACTCTCAAGAGCAATAACTAAAAGTTTTTCTTCCTTGACAAGAAACGGTCTAAATTGGATTGGAGTTTCTGTTGATGGCAACTCAAGTTCATAAGTTGGAGTAGCAATCTTTGGTAAAGGCATAATATCCTATAATAATCTCAGTCGGTTTATTTATCAGATTTCAAGTAATCTTATGGTTTCACTATCACGTTGCATATAATATCTCAAGTAACTCATAGTCACTGTTACTTTTAATAAATTATTGCTATCTCCGTAAGAAACCGGCATTGATTGAATTGCCTTTGGATAACAACGATAGAACTGATAGACTAATGCTCCATCATAATCTCTCTCAAACTTTTTTATTACCATATTTTCCATATAATCATTAGGATATTTAACCCTATAACTGTAATTTGATTGAGCAACTCTGCTCAATCCTTCAACCTCACCAACAATATAAGACATCCATCTTTCAAAAAGTTTTATTGTAGTATACTCTCCTGCATCAACATAAAACGTTAAATCAATTCCCC